CGCATCAAGCGTACCAAGGACACGAGCGACCAACTCCCGCATTTCAGGAGGGATAGTGCTGTTCAGGAGATGCCACTGGATGAACACCCAAGCGCAAATGACCACTATAGCCAAAATGCGTGGTGTCCAATCATGCGTGGCAATCGCCATTTGTCGGGCAGAGTTACGATCATCCGCAGCAATCCGCTCCAGATCAATGTCCAACGACTTCATTTGCGTCTTGAAATCGGCGTCGATTTTTTTGAGAGCGGCTAGCTGATCACCCGTTGGGTTAGCCAAGGCCGCCTGAATGTCTTCTTCCGTGCCGTTTTCATGGCCAAATAAAGCGCCAGATAGAGCCTTAACCGCCATGCCTGCGACCGGACCACCAAGAGCGGTAGCGATAGTAGGTGCAACAGACCCGATCAACGGGCCAAAGGTTTTTAAAATGTCCATGTTATTTCACCGTTAGCATGAGAAAAACACCAATTACAGCAATACCTAATACCAGAAAACCAACTATGCTACTAACCATAATTAGATCCTTTCTGGCCTCTTCCTGTTCCTTTAGTGCGGCCGCAGCCTGACGAGCCGCTTCTTTACGCATTTCAATGACTTGCCGCTGAATGCCTTCCCATGCCGCAGGGCCGTATTGGCCAACGAACAGGTTCTTCACTTGAAGCTGCATATTAAGGGCTTTGGCTTTAACGGCGTATATCTTGACCGCTTCGGCCTCAAACTCTGCCTGTGATTGAAATAGTTTTTTCTTGCGGGGTGTTGATGCAATCGTAACGATCTGGCCCACTTTACCAAAGAGATTGCTTACCTTTTCGGCGGTCGCCATCATATCCTGCCCAGCATCAACTGCGGACTTGATTGAGTTATATATCGCGGTCGCGCCAGCAATCAGGGTAAATGGATCCATGGAAACCTCAGTAGGGTGGCGCTTGCGTTTGGATAACGGGTTTGGAAAGTTCAACCACCTGCATAGCAATCTGTGCCTCAACCGCTGGCATACTGATGCAACCCGACACCCACTGGTAGGCCAAAGACTGCGTAATATCGGCGTAAGGCACAAACTCTGCAGGGTTAGGCGTTCCAAGGGTTGCTATACCAGAAGAAGATGACGAGATTGTGCCGTCCGTGCCGGTGCAGATCCAGTTAATGGCCGTTACCACGTTGGTCAGACCGTCAGATGTTGGGTTAACAATGAACTGGGGAAACGTCCAAGTGAATTTCATGACCAAGTTACCTTCAACCGACCAACTGCACCCGCGCCGCCACTGCTTGCGTTAGTTCCAGAAGCGCCGACCGTATACGATAAAACAATGCCGGGGCTTGGGCCAGCCGATGGGATAAACGAACGGGTTGTGTAACCACCGCCCCCGCCTCCACCGCCTGTGGACCATGACTTGGCTGAGTTGTTGATGTCTTCGTCAAACTGGGATCCACTACCACCGCCGCCGGGGGCTGTACCTGCAACGCCGCTTGATGTCCCGCTTTGAACGCCGCTCGTTGAACCACCTGCACCACCATTGTACCCCGCTCCGCCCGGAGGTGGGGATCCGCGAGACCCCGTACCACCTGCGTTACCTGTACCGTTAGTTGTACCGCCCGATGCTGTTCCGCCTGAACCGCCTGAACCGTTGCTACGGTCTCCACCTGCTGCCGTACCGCCACCACCGCCATTAGCGATAAGCGCATATCCTGCAGGAGTTATGGTTGTTGTTCCACCTGTGCCGCCATTACCACCGCTTGTGGCCCCGCCGGGGTTAGCGCCACCGCCGCCAGCTCCCCAAAGCTCAAACTGAATTGAGTTGGCATAGGCAGGGACAGTAAACGAGCCAGAGCCAGACGTGTTTATGGTTGTGCTGCCAGACGTTGCAACGCCCGTGAACCCAAAAGCTCTTGCTGATGCGGCACCCGCCGCTCCAATCGTAGGCATTATGCAAACTTCGCAAGGGTTGCTAAGACGGTATAGGTCGCAGAAGCGGTTTTGATGATCGTGTAGGTGTAGGTGTCGGTTGAGTTGGCGTAACCCGTTGTAGGAGCCGCACCATTGATCCACTTAGGCGTGACGGATGCACCATCAATTGTGATTGCGTTGTTGTAATACCCCGTGGTGCCGTTTGTGTTCAGGAATGCAACCGTTACGGCTTGGCCAATAGCGAGAGCGGAATTAAGTGTTGTGCCACTCGATGCCCTGAAATTTATCGTAAAGTTGGCCGACGAGTTAACTGTATAATAAAGAACCGACTGCGTGGTGATGTCGTAGTTGATTGTACCAGTTGCGCTTGCCGCTGTGATCGTTGTCGTTTCTGCGATGTTTTGAAGGACGAGAGATAACTGGCTTGTCGTTGCCGATAATGTCAGTTTGCCACCAACGCTTGCAGTCGTTGTCCCTGTAGAGCCAAGCGTAGAATTTCCCGACACGTTTAGCGTTGCAAGGTTACCACCGGAAATGACGCCACCGTCTGCGAGGACAATGTTTGTGCCATCCGAGAACATCAACGTGCTGTAACCCTGTGGAGCCACAACGCTGGTTCCTGCGCCAGCCGATGCAATGGTTACCGTGTATGCACCCGACGTTGCGTTTGTGAAAGTCCAGCGGCCCCCGATGGCGGGAATGGTAATAATGATGTTTGCCGAGATTGAGCCAGTAAACTTGACCTGCATGACCTGCAGTTGTGAAGACGTCAGCGTGACGTTTGAGTTTGTAAGCGCAACAGAGGTCGTATTGCCGAAAGCGGCATCAAGGATCGTGGTGTTGTTATTGAGCGGCTGATCCCACGTTGGAGACGTTTGATTGTAGGATGGTTCGTTCAGGCTGAGATTGGTTGTTGTCGTAGACATAATTAGCCTCTTTTCCACTCACGAACAGCAAGTGCAATACGAATAATAAGAAGACCGAGCCAAAGAACCGAAATTGCCAACGCAACCCATTCCCCAAGAAGTTGCGCCCACCAAGGTAACGTCATTGCTCCGACAGCAACGGTTCCATCAATTACAAGATTATTGCTATCTGAATTGGTCATAATGCTACCCAAGTTTTGGTGGCTTCATCCCAAGAATAAGGCAATCCATCATTTGGATAAGGAACGGGAGGCTCCCACAACCACGTTGACTGATTTAACGTCCACGAAGGGAACGGTTGCGGCGCATAAAACACGTCATGCGTTTCGTCATAAGTATAGCCAATGCCAGCATAGTTTCCGCGCAAAGGACGGCCTTCTGGATGCTGATTGCCGTAAGTATTGTATGACGTTTGCTTCCATAAAGAAGCATGACCAAAATGACCAGAATCAATCATATCCTGATCAATAACAATGACTTCCGTCACAATGCCGTTTTCAACTTTTGCAAAATGGCTCATGCTGTATATGTCCCTGAAGATGTGAACTTAATAATCGTGTTACTACCAGAAGTTGTGACCGTTGGCGAACCAGTTGTTGTTCCAGTATAACGGGATGTTGGTATGGAAAGAATAACAACTCCAGAACCACCTGCCTTAGCTGTTGTTCCACCTCCGTAGCCGCCACCTGCGCCACCGCCCAGATTTGCTGTTCCGGCAACGCCCGGATTTCCCCCACCTCCCGTGCCGCCTGAACCAAAGGTATTTCCACCTGCACCGCCGCCACCAGCGTATGTTACTGCTGAACCAGTAATTGATGAAGATACGCCACTACCACCAGAACCGCCTGTTGCGCCTGATGAATTTCCACCAACAGCGCCAGCACCGCCACCACCGCCACCGCCTTCGTAGCTACCGGGAACGTGTAATCCGCTACCACCTTGATAACCTTGATTGGCTGTACCCGCGCCACCTTGATAAGTAGTAGAATTTCCTAATGTAGACGCACCGCCGCCTGAACCACCCGCTACACCAGTTCCTGATGCGCCACCTGTGCCACCGCCTGTTGACGTTACAGTTGTTATTCCAGTTCCAGAAATTGAAGATGTAGTACCATTTGCCGCAGCCGCTCCACCGCTACCTACCGTAACAGTATAAACCGTCCCAAAAGTTAAAGTTAAAGCACCTTCACCACTAGCCCCACCACCTGAAGGCGAAGTAGACGAGCGAAGCCCACCCGCACCTCCACCACCACCTGAGTTAGTACCAGTACCTCCACCGCCGCCACCCGCGACAACAAGGAAATCACTAGAATAAGTAGGGCCATAATTTAAATAACCAGACGACGTAAACGTATGGATTGTATTACCACCGGACGATGTGACCGTGCCGCCATAAAATTGTTGTGTTCCGGGATAGCTGATGATTACGACACCAGAACCACCATTTCCGCCAGTATTATTCCCTGAAGTGTTGGAAGAAGCGCCACCTCCGCCACCACCCGTATTTGCAGTAGCACTATTACCGTTTGCGTTTCCTGCGCCGCCAGCACCGCCATTTACACTGCTACTGCCACCTGCCCCTGCCGTTCCATTTGGAGAACCACCGCCACCGCCCGTGGCATATATTACAGCAGAGCCACTAATTGACGAAGATGTACCTGCGCCACCTGCGCCGCCATTAACTCCAGAAAAATTAGAGCCAGTACTGCCAGAACCACCGCCTCCACCTGCGCCTTGGGAAGAAGTGCTATTTGCGTAAGTGCCGCCATTGCCACCGGAATTACCTTGGCCGGAAGTCCCCGCAGCACCTTGTGCGTTACCACCTGCGCCACCATTGTTACCGCCGCCACCGCCGGAACCGCCAGTAGTAGAGTTTACGTTATAACTACCACCACCACCTCCGCCAGTAGTTGTTATAGTTGTTAAATTTGCCCCAGAAATGGAAGATGAACCACCACTTCCACCTGCGGTATTAAAACCCGTTTGCCCAGTACCGCCAGAGCCAACCGTAACCGTATAAGTTTGACCTGCTGCAAGAGCAAGGGAAGTTGTTCCAGATAATAACCCACCCGCACCGCCGCCCCCCGCCGCAGTATAAGTTGGATTTGTTCCACCCGCGCCGCCGCCACCTGCGACAACAAGATAAGATGCCGTAATAATTGGAGACAACGTGCCAGAAGACGTAAAAGTATGAATGGTGTTGCCACCGGATGACGTTATTGTGCCGCCCGAAAACTGTTGTGAACCGGGGTAGCTAATGATGACAACGCCGGAGCCACCTGCGGCAGAAACAGCATTATTATAACTACCGCCGCCACCGCCGCCACCAGTATTGGTTGTTCCGTTTGTACTTGTCGTTCCATTGCCGCCGCCGGTGCCGCCGCCGCCCGACCCACCTGACCCACCCCCTGTGCCACGGGTATCACCACCGCCACCACCGCCACCCGCATATGTTACGGATGAGCCACTGATTGATGAGGATGTTCCCGCGCCACCTGCGCCACCTGCACTTACAGCATTTGCACCTACAGCACTTGCCCCACCGCCGCCGCCGCTTGACCAATAACCCGAAATAACAGCGGCCGTACCGCCATTATTACCTTGTCCACTCGTTCCAGAACCCGCTGAAGTGTAAGAAGCGCCACCAGCTCCACCGCCAGAGCCGCCAGATAAGCCGTTTCCCGATTGACCGCCACCGCCACCGCCACCGCCTGTGGCAGTTATGGTTGATATTCCAGTTCCTGAAATGGATGAATTTGACCCTGATATACCAAGAGCCGCGCCACTTCCTGTTGCGCCATTCCAAGCACCGCCGCCACCAACAGTAACTGTATATGTTGTAGTAGGGGAAAGACTTACTGTGGATGTTAATAGGCCACCAGCGCCACCACCACCGCCAGGATTAAACCCGCCAGAACCACCGCCAGCAACGACAAGGTACGTCGCTGAAACACCAGAAGCTACCGACCCAAGAAGGATGGCTACGGAAGTCATTACGTTAACCCTTGTCCTGTAATGACAAATGTGTTGGAGCCTGTGCAAAGCACCGTCGCAACTCCGTATTGGGCTAATGTGCGGTTGCCTGTTGTGGCAGAACCCGCCAACGTCATTGTAACGCTTGTTCCCTGCGTAATTGTTTGAGATGAACCAGAGTTGTTGAAGATCACAATGTTTTGACCCGCAGAGAAGATAGATGCAGGAACAGTCACGCCGCCCGTGGTGATGGAGATGTATTTACCGTTGTCCGTTGCAACAAGAACATAAGCAGATGTCTGGCTGTTTTGGACAATGGTGCGGACGTTGCCAATGGAGTCGGTAATAGCACCCGAAGCCGTAATAGCAGCGGCATTAAGCGTCCCGGTAAATGTCGGCGATGCAGAAAGAACTACAGAACCCGTTCCCGTAGATGTTGTAACGCCCGTACCGCCAGCCAAAACGGGCAACGTACCCGCCGTTAATACGGATGAAGATGTGGAATAAATGGCATTATTGGCTGCGGTGAATCCCGTAAGACCCGTGCCGCCATACGCAGTTCCAAGAGCATTAGTAAGGTTAAGTGTACCAATTGTAACCGTACCGCCTGATGCAATAGATAATGCTGTAGTAGCACCGTTATTGCCAACTTTAATTACCACAGAATCCGTAGCACCAACGCCCGTTGTAGATTGAAGCGTAAGCGTTGAGCCTGTACCCGTGCCGCCGTAGATAGAAGCCGCAGTTAAAGACGTAACCGTTGGCGAAGCGGAATAAGCAGGAGCCGTTCCCGTTCCCGCAGACACTAACACCGATCCAGTTGCAACAGCAGCCAACTTAGACAGTGCAGTGGTGGTTGATGCATAAAGAATATCACCGACCGTATATGAAGACTGCCCTGTGCCGCCGTTTGCCGCAACAAGTGTACCACTAAGTGTTATAGCACCAGTCGTAGCGGATGATGGAGTAAAGCCCGTTGTACCTGCGGAGAAGGATGTTACACCCGCCGTGGATGGGATAGTAGACGACCAAGTTGGTGCGCTACCTGTATTTCCAATTAATACTTGACCAGTAGTTCCCGCACCAGTCGTAGCCATAGCGGATGTGGTTGAACCATACACAACGCCATATTGCGTTAATGCAGATGCCTGACCAGTGCCGCCATTTGCTACAGAAAGCGTACCCGTAACCGCCGTTGTAAGGGAGACTTGACCCCATGAAGGAGCCACGCCCACGCCGCCAGACAACAGTACGTTACCCGTTGCTACATCCGCAAGGCGGGATAAAGCCGTTGTGCTAGAAGCATAAAGAAGATCACCGACCGCATAGGATGACTGACCCGTACCACCGTTGGTGGCGGGGAGCGTACCTGTAACACCCGAAGTCAAGGAAACTTGCGACCATGTTGGAGCAGCAGACGCGCCACCAGAAGTCAGAACGTAACCAGATGTTCCATACGTTCCAGCGCCAATACCAAACTGACCTGCGGGGCCAAAACGGAAGGCTTCTGTTGGTGAGTTTGCACCAGTGGCGGTCGTGTAGATAGACGCATACGTACCCTGCGCCGTATCCGTGAAGTTTTCAGCAGCGGAAACAGAGAAGTATCCCGTAGACGCCGTAGCAAACACCGTTGCGCCATAACCACGTCCCGTGAATTGCGCTAAGAAATCGCCGGATTGTGATGCTGTTGGCGAAACAGCCGTGCCACGGGCTTGGCGACCAGTATAAACAGGATAGTTGCCCGTTCCGTAAGCGTCCTGAGTAATACGGGTGTTTGCGGCGTTTGCACCGACAATATACAAGTCCGTACCCGCTGGAAGCGTAGCCGTTGGGGTGGTCGTCTGCGTATTGGAAAGAATTGTTAATTGCGTCTGCGGCGTAGCAGTATTAAGCCCCAAACGATTGTTGGTGTTATCCCAAAATAACTTGGCATTGTTCTGGCTGTAAACGCCGGAAGCACCCGCAAAAACGACCGATCCAGTGGTGAACGACGTTGCCGTACCCGTGCCGCCGTTGCCAACAGGAAGCGTACCCGTCACACCCGCCGTCAACGATAATTGACCAAACGCTGGAGCCGTTGAAGCGCCCGTGGATAATAAAGGATAGCCTGTCGTAGATGGCGATATTTGGCCGACAGATGACGTGCTTGCGGCGTATAACACTGCGTAAGCCGTTAATGATGTTAAGCCCGTACCGCCATTTGCAACGCCTACAGTGCCAAGACCGATAGTATTACCGACTTTGGTAATTGGAGCTGTAACGGTGATGTTGCCGGAAGATGATGTTTGCACCCACACAAGGGATGTAGTGCCAACCGTAATTGTTCCAGTGGTATTCATAACCCATGAGGTTGAACCCCATGTCGTGCCACCGTTAACGAACGTAGAAGCGCCCGTCTCAATAAAATTAGGACCAGTGCCAACCGTGTTAAAATCAGTTGCGCGGGTCAAAACCCAATTGGTTGATCCAGAACCAAGCGTTGTGACGGTGTAAATACCGTTCTGTGCGCCCGTAGTTTGGTCTTTAACAAGGATGCGGTCACTTAATGATGCAGTATAACCGTCAACAGCAAAAGCCGCCTGTGCGCCACTATTGGTAAGCGTAGCACCTACACCCGCCGTTCCGTTGTTATAGGTAGCAGTCAGGTTGGCCGTAGTTGCAGCCGCAGAAGCCGTATGAAAAGTCGTATTGCTAACTGTAGCGACTTGGTTATCAACATATTGTTTGGTGGACAATTGCAACGATGCGGTTGGGTCTTGCGTAACCGTGACTGTTGTCAAACCTGCCAACGTGGACGTTGAAGCGCCCAAGGCAATAGATGTCGAGCCAATCGTAACGGATGAGTTAGTTAACCCGGCGTTTGGAATTGTAGCGACAGCCGTGAATGCGCTTGTGCCATTGCCGACAAGATAGCCCGTCAGTGTGGTTGCGCCTGTACCGCCATTAGCAACAGGCAATGTTCCGCTTACATGGGTAGTAAGACCAATTTTACCCCAAGACGGAGCAACACCGACCCCTCCAGAAATAAGAGCGTTGCCAGTAGCCACGTCATTAAGACGGGCCAAGGTGGTAGATGACGAAGCATAAAGAAGGTCACCCGTTGTATAAGATCCATAACCTGTTCCGCCCTGCGTTTCAGATAAAGGCGTGGTCAGACCAGAAAGTGACGTGATATCGCTGTTTGCGCCAGACTGTGCCGCAGAAAGATTGGTACGCGCACCAGAAGCAGTTGTAGCCCCAGTTCCGCCGTAAGCAACAGCAATTGGTGTACCGTTCCACGTTCCTGCGGTAATTGTATTGAGGCTTGTATTACCCGTTGCCGTAAGAGCCGTAAACGTAGCCGCTGCAGGGGTTGTACCGCCAATCGTTGTCCCGTTTATATTACCGCCCGTGATCGCAACAGCGTTAGCATTTTGCGTAGCCATTGTACCAAGGCCAGTAACCGCCGACGATGGGATGTTAATAGTTGTGCTTGATGCGGTTGTAATTTGACCTTGAGCATTTATTGCAATTGTCGGAACGGTTGTTGCCGAGCCATACGTCCCCGCAGAAACACCCGTATTTGACAAAGATATTGTACCAGTGGTCGTAATCGGACCACCTTGCAATCCTTGCCCAGTATTAATTAGGGAAACCGTACCACCTCCGATTAACGAAAGAACCTGCGCCGCAGTAAGATCTTGTGGCTGTGCCGCGCTGCCCGAGTTGTTGCCCTTAATCGTCCCCGCTGGCATCGTGCTGAGATAGCTGTTTGTGATGCTGTTGGTCGAAAGGCCAATCGTACCCGTGGTCGTAATCGTGCCGCCAGACAAGGGCGACTGGGCCGTGATCGACGTTACCGTACCGCCGTTTGCATTAAGATTGGCAACCTGTTGCGCGGTCGCGCTTGATGACACGCCGTTTTGCACAACCATAAGTTGCGCCGTGCCGCTCAGAGAGGTCAAAACTGGGAGGTTGGTAACGGTAATGTTGCTCATGTCAGTGGCCCAGTTTGTGGTATTTGGGTGTAGCCATAAGGCAGTCCGACCAGAGCAGTAACAATGAGCGTCGTACCCTGAAGCAGATTACCTGCAGGTATAGCATAATTAGCTTGATAAGTGAATTGCGTAGCGGTGGTTACAGTAACGCTGTACATTCCATCGGCGGCATTATTGGAAAGACCTTCAACCGAAACTTGCGCGTTAGTGGCCAAACCATGAGGCGTTGAGCAATTAACCGTAACCGTGCTTGTCCCATTGCCTAAAACAGACGTTGGGTTGACGTTCACGCGGTATGCGGTCGATAAAAATTGTGGTTGTACGGCGTTCTGATCCAAGCCTGTAGGCGCACCAATTGGCTGCGTTGTCGGCGTAGAACCGTCTTGGTTAATCAAACTGACCGTTGGGTAAATCGGAATGCCAGTCGTTGGGTCCGTGGGAGCGCCTGCAGATACGGCAATATTGGTTGTTGAAGCAAACCCGTAGTCTTGAACGCGAGAATTTTGAATAGGCGTTGGATCTGAAGGCAAAACGATGGCGCGTAATTGATTTTGTGGCTTATCGAGACATGGGCTACAAACCAAAATACGTTTGTTAATTAAACCTGCGCCAGCGTAATCAAATTGAAATTGTAATTGGCTATGGTTGTACAAAAATCCACAACGATCGCATATAGCAAACGCCTTTGGGTTTCTGCTAGATACGGACGCACGGCCATGAGGTCTCACCTAAAGTACCCCTGTATTTGCGGGGATATGTACTGCTGTGCCGTTTCTACGTTTTGCTCGGCCGCAACTTGATATGCTTCATCGGCCAATGGTTTAAGCATCATGGATTTTTGCGGGTTCCACATGACAGCAAGGCGGTGGCCAAGGGCATAAGCATAGGCTTCCATCCAAAGATATGGGATATCAACCGTTTGGCCAGACGTATAATTGCTGTCTTGGATTTGCCGCACACGGTAGTATTTAAAATATTGCGATGACGTTCCATCTGGAACAGGCCAAAGCGTCACTGAAGGACCGGGCGAACCCGCCGATCGAGACGAACTAATTAACCGATCAAACCAGAATACAGTTGGGAATCCTGTCTGTTGCTTATTTGGATATGATGCATATTCCGTGCGCGAAACAGGAAGAATAATACGGTCTATCGGTTGGGCGGAGTTGTTTGTTGTTTCCACATAGGCGTCGAGAAGAACAACGGTACTAGGATCAACCGAATATGTACCTGCCGGGGTAGAAGACGATATCGTTCCAACTACTGTTTGTGCGCCTGTTGTGGCGTTTGCATAAGAAACAGAGCCATTTGACGATGCCGTGACCGTATAAGTGCCGTTATAGCCCGATGGCGTAATACCAGACACCGTAATTTGCGTACCAACCGTGTAAACAGGCGTATTTGGCGTGGCAAACGTCAGCGTGGCAACCGATCCAGTACCTGTCGCACTAAGTGTGGTAGGCGTTTGGTTAAAATTAACCGTCTGTAAATCCACCGTCCATAGGTTTACACCACGGTTAGACCAGTTAGCCAATAACATATTCGACGCCATACGGGCCGATTCCATATGCTCTTGTGCTATTGCCGTGTTGCGTATCTCAGCAAGGTTAAACGCATAAAGCGTAAGTTCGCCAAGCGACGGGTTATAATTGTAAGTGCCGCTCGTAGCCATTTCGGCTCCTTATCAGAAGACGGTATTGGTATCGTTAGCAATCAGCATAATGTGGAATTCACCAGTCATGGTTGCAACGCTAGCCGTCGATGCGGAGCATTTTAATTCAATGTCCGTTTGTGCAGCAAATGGCGCCGGAAGATCATAATGGCGATCAAAAGCGTTACCGCTATTCATACGAGCAGTTGTTTCAATAACCGGAATGCTACCCGTGTAACTTACAAAGAACCCAGAGCATACAACGGGCGTTGCGTTGGCATAAGCTGAAGAAAACGTATAGCTGGTAACATAAGCTGTGTAGCCCGCCGGAACCGTGTAAACAGCCTGAGTGGTTGTATTGTAATTCGTGGTAATGATTGCATAGACGTTAGCTGGAACACCCGTCGTAACAGTTCCTGTTCCGATATAAATCGTACCTGCTGCGCCATTCCCGCTACCTGCCGTCAATGCTTCCATGCTGTTAATGCGAAGATAGCTATTAGCTGTATTGACCGCAGTTTGACCGTTCAGCGTAACAGTTTCTGAAATAACAGCGTAATTTGCGTCCAAACCAGTTACCAAAATAGTTCTTATGCCAGTCCCTGCCGTTGCGGTTCCTTTGTCGTTTGCCGAAGTGCTCGAAACCGTCATTACCGAAGCCGACGAAGGAAATGCATACGTTGTTGTTGAAGGCCAAATTGTAGTTGGTGTGCCTGTTCCAACGCTGGTATTATAACCAAATTGGAATACGCGGCTATGGTTTGTGATTTGACCACGCGCAACTTGAAGATCAAACGGTTCATATTTACCGTTTTTAGTGATTGAATCCCAGACAACACCAGTTTGAGAAATAGTCATAATTACTTACCTTTTTTTGCGCCTGAAGGGGAAACAGGCCACGACCTTCTCGTCGGACTTGTTTTTTCCTTAGACATTGTTTGTTTTTCGGACTTGGACATAGAAGATGCCGCATGAGCGGGTCTGCAAGCAGGGTATGGACGACTGGATTTTTCACTACCCGATCGACCGCATGCCTCACCTGTCTTTATGTCTTTCCAGTCCTCGTGAAACCATTTACCCAAACCGCCACCAGAATTTTTTTTGACGCGGTTATCATCACCGGACCAATGGCCACCGTGTTCTTTATACCACTTTGACGCAAAAGCATTAGCATAAGCCGATGGATACACATCAAATTTGGCACGGGCAGCAGCCTTTGCTCGACCCCATAGACCAGCATTTTGCGCTTTAGCAGACATTATTTCCGCACCAACAATAAAGCAACAATCACAAGAGAAAGAATAATTTGTGCAATTTCACCAAATGATAAACCGACAACCATGTTAGCAACCCCATTTGCGAAGAGACTTGTTAATCCGACTATCAGGATCTGCCGCCTTAGCCGACCCCGTCATTTTACGCTTCATCCCAGTCATTCTAGCACAAAAGTTATCATGACGGGGATTATCTTTATCCTTCGTTGGTGCCTTGAGGTGATGACCTTCGGCACGGGCCGATTGACGACCACGTTCGTTAAGTCCACCGGATGGTGATTTGCCTTCAGAGCGTGTCCAAGCAGCAGTCATTTTAAACTCCGAAAAGGGAAGAAGGGGGCTTTCGCCCCCAACTTATTAATCGTGTTCTGGCTCGTACGAGTGATGAGCCTTTGGCTCTTTACCCGGATTTGCCGAGGACAATGGGTTCATATCCGATGCACGACCGCCTGCCTTGCGTGGCTTACGATCGCCGCGGTGATGAGCCATTTTACCCATAGCCATACCAACGTGGTGCTTTGCCTTACCGCCATGCTTACGCTTCTTGGCTTCCATTTCAACGTGGGAACCTTTGCCTGCGTAAACTTCTTTTGGCGCTGCGTCGTCAGCGAAGTGGCCTTCCATGTCCGACTCCACGTCATGATGCATGACATGGCCACCCTTGGCGTGAGCCGCACGAGGGTGTTTGTGATGCACTTCATGCCCATAGTGATGGGCTTTTCCACCGTGCATATGGTGATGTGCCTTGTGACCCTTCATGGTTCACTCCTTAGAAGTTGTAGTACTGGGTTAAGCCGTACAAACCCGTAACTGGTGTTGCGGTCATGTAGGACTGTGGCGACTGACGGATAGTAATTTTGTTGGCTCCGCTGCTTGAAGTAGCAGCAAAAGTCCCACGAACGTCCGCCGTAGTTGCCGAAGGCGTAGTGCGATCAGCTGGAAGATAGTTCGTAGCAGCGGTAATCAATGTCGAGGCAACCAGCGAACTAGCCGAGTTAACAATGATATCGCCGAACGTATCCGAACGGAGTGGAAGACCAAACACGTCAGCAGTACCAACGGAATAAGCGTGGGTCGTATCAGCCGTACCGCCCGAAAGCACCACAGACTTGATATATTTGAACGCCTTTTTGCCATTGACTGCGCTACCCGCCGTAATCGTAATGGCTTCCGACATTGGATATCCGTAGACATCGTAGCCGTTAACCGTTGCAGTTGCGTAGGTTGCACTTGCTGCCGCCGTAATGCTCACTGCGCGGCCAAGAAGAGCTTGTGGACTCCAATTGCCTTGGCTTGGCGTTTGACCATTGTTTGGCACGGCGCACTGTTGGACGTTCTGATAGGCCAAAGTAACCGTACCAGAAGTTGCCGTCAGATTGCCATTTGTCTGATAAGTACCCGTTGTTCCCTGAGAAACTGAGGAATAAGTACTAGTTGTCGTAAGCTGCGAAACGATCTGAGTTCCTGCTGCAGTTCCTTGCGAAACCGTACCAGAAGTCGTCAGCACAACCATACCGGGGCCGATTGGCATTTGGCTGGAAGAGGCTGTGACCGTTAACACACCATTGCTGAACGAGCCAGTAACAGATGCATAAGCATCAAGTACTAAAACCGTATCAGTCGCGCCAGTATCTGAACGAACAAAGTTTGTATTGTTGTAATACACACCCGTTGTTGAGGAACTAGAAGTAACCAATGAAAGCGTTGCGCTTGTAGGGTTGGCCGAGGCAACAATAGCTGCCGCAGCTGCCGAATAAGGCACTGCACTCAAAGTAGTAATGTTTCCCGAACCAAGCCAACCATAATCTACCGCCGACTGTGCTTCGCCGGGGAAAAATGTGAATGGTGTGCGCGGATCAAGAAGGCCCGTCCCTGCATAAAACAGGGAAGAACCACCGATATCTGGATTGTAATCCGAAGGGCTGCTTGGGTTTTGCCCAAATACAACCAATGGACCGGAGAATGCAGTATTAGCCATGGTGCCTTCTCCTTACGAGGTTGGGAATGAACCGTAAATCGAACGCCAGTTGTAGTAACCGAACGAGTAACGCTCATAGCCTTTGACGAGCAAGTTGTCAGTGACAAAATCGACTTGCATGTCTGTTTCGAACTTAATGCGTTCCATATAGGCAAGACCATCAATGTTCGTGAGCAAGAACCATGCATAAGACGAGGTCAAGAAGTCGTTGACCATATAGCCTTCTGGCAAGCCGCCTGCAGTGGTCATGATCGCGTTGACATCGTTATCTGCAGTACCCGGACGCAATTCAGTCTTGAGAAGACGGATCGCAACTGGTTCTAACTGCGGAGGAACAATCAACTTACGGCCACGAGCGAAGACCTTCAAGTTAGCCTGATCGCGGAAGTTCGTGCGGATCGCAATCATTGCGTTCAACAAGGTGGCTTCGTTGAGGTCAACTTGGGTCGTTGGCGTATTGGCTACCGTGTTGCCGTCGATCGGATGCGAAGTGGAGCAAAGTGCAACACCGTCACCGCCAACTGCAGCATTATAGGTCTGTGCCGTGTTCAGGATGTTTGCGCCATAGATTTCCTTGGTCTGCTGGAAAGATTCAATCAGGCCGAGGTTTGAAGGCGTAAACTGGGTCTTGTAGAGGTTGTCGTCGATAGCTTTACGGGTGATTGCGTAGCCGAGTGCAATTTCCGTATGCTCTTGGTTAAACACAAAACGTTCACCAGCGCCCGAATCAAATGCAGTCTGACCACCTTCGGTCTTTAACTGGGCCAAACCGAGGTAACGCATTTCAGCGGTACGTTCGAGGGCCATCTTAGATTCATGCTTCGTGAAAATCTTGTCGTACTGAGATGGGATCATCTCGTACTTGCCTTCTACGCCACGGAGACCGGGAAGGAGAAGGTCACGGATCTGTGAGAGATTAACAGCCATGGAAGTCTACTCCTTACGAGATACCAGTGACAGCAGAGTTCGAACGCCAGACTTCGTTATTGAAGCCAACGATCAAGTTGCAGTACTGAGTGGTTTGATCTCCACCGTTTCCGAGGGAAACAGCATAATCGACAACGATGAAGGGCGAGGTATTTGTGGTGGCCGTAGCGTTTACATAAGCCGTTGAGCGGCCGCTAAGGTTGTTACCACCGTTGGCGTTACCAGACGTTGCACCCGTTGAAGAGTAAGCAAACGTGACAAGCTGACCTTGGATGCCAGAAGTCTGCGAGGTAGCCGTACCCGTTACAGGGAAGCCAGCGCCCGAAGTCTGAACAACGAAACGTGAGTTAGGATCGTCAATGACATAAGCCTCTACGTCACCCGTTGCACCCGAACCCGGCCAATAGTTTGACCAGACAACGCGGTTAAGCGATGTGGAGAGATAACGGCAACCAACAAAGATACCAGCAAGCTGAACCGAACCACCTGCAGTTGCCTGCGTGATGTAGCCGTTAGCGGTTGAGGTTACAGGCTGTACTGGGTCACCAGTGAAAATGGCGGTTGTATTACCAGCGGCAATACGACGAGCGGATTGTGCGAACGTTGGAGCGCCGCCTGCACCACCCTGATATTGTAAAAATCCGTAGGGCGCAAAAGTGTTCGCCATGACGGGTTCTCCTTTCAGAGAGTTCCAATCATCGCGCGCCGGGGCGATTTAGAAACAGGTTAAAGATCAACCCTTCCACGCCGGGGGAAGAGGAAACATATTATTACAGAAAAAAAACCAAAAGAAAAGGGGGCCGAAGCCCCCAAATCAATCTGGTATTGGCATAGGCTCATAACTGCTCTTAATCTTTGGAGCAATCTGAGCGTCTTCGCGGCTAATAAGACCGCCTTTACCCTTTGGATCCAACTGGCCCTGCTTAATTTGTACCTGTTGACGGGCATTGAGATAGTCGCGGTGTTTGCGCTCTTCGGTGATTTCCAATGGACGTTCGCACAGGACCATGCCTTCGCGTTCGATAGACCCCACATAGCCCTTGGGCATCATTTCAGGGTGTCTAAATGATTCGACAGGTTCCCAACCACCAATAGTGATTCGGTTGTAGTGCGATGGGTCTTCCCATCCCATAACCGACTTCATTTTCCACTCATACGACCATCCATCTGGCGGGGTAGGGGTGGCAAATTTGTCTACGCCTTCGTCTAGATTGGCATTGTTATGCCCACGCAGTTCTGCCGCACGTCTTGCCGCCCGTTCACGGGGACTTTCTGATGCAACATCAGTACCTTCGCTTGTTTCTGGACGAGCCGTTGGCCGAATAGGTGGCCGTTCTTTTTTTTCTTCAGCGATATTTCTCATGGTTGTTCCTAACCTGCTATTTTACCTTCACGAAGAAGGGCTTGTTTTGATAATGCGTATTCACGATCGGTCATGCCAAGGTCTCGGGCGGTTTCGCGCTCAATTGCTGTAAGCCTGACAACGTTGGAATTGGGGTTTGTGCTTCCAGAACTGCCAGAACGAGACACTGGGGCCGCTGGGGGTGCAGAACGCCGTTGGGTAGGGGCAGAAGCCTCTGACATGGCACTTGGTTCCGGTTCACGTAAACGGGCTGGCTGTATATCCAACTTGCGTTCAACATATTGGAAGTATTCAGGCGTATCAGCTTTGATACCGCGGCGTACGGCCGAGTTATGGGCATCAATCATGTCCGCTTTAAGCGTTTCATCCTTGGCATATTCAGGATGCGCCCTAATCCACTCCGCTGATTCGCGGGTTAATTGGGATGCAAACGCTTCTACGGGGTCATTGGACGCATAGGCGGGACGCACAGGCGCTTTTGCAGCTTGTTCTGCCTGCATTTTGCCTTTTACAAGGTCACGAAGGTCCAATTCTGTTTTTGTCATCGTTAATTGGATGTCGGCAGCGGCATCGTAGTCGCCAACAGACAAGGCATCACGAAGATTTTGCTTTAAAATGTCCGTATTGCGTTTAACGGTGTCAATTGCACTGTCAATTAACCGTAAATTGGTATCGTTGACATCGTTTTGAGCGGCCGCAAAGCGTTCCGTTGCCTCATTGGCACGGCGTTCAGCATTTTCCCGAGCTTTACGCTCTTCTTCAAGCCGTGCTTTAAGTTCATTAATGCCATCTTCAACGGTTAATTCTGCTTGAGGACCGTTAAATGGTTCTTTTTCTGGCTCTTTTACCTCTGCAACAATGATATCGTCTTGTTTTGTCTCATTCTCAAGAGGTTCTAGATCCAGTTGGAGTTCTGGTTCATTATCGGTTGTCATGTTTATTCCTTACCAAACATAATCAGGCGACTGAATACGCGCCCGAATTGTGTAATCTTCCAAAATACGGCACGGAGCACCGTTTACTGCTAACGCCCAACCATCGGATGGACGAAAAACAACCCAATCGCCTTCTTTAATAGATACATCCTTAAACCATTCGCCCTTTTCATCTTTAAAAGCGACAGGACCAACTTTTAATACCAAGCCAACTTTGCCTTGATACTTGTCTTCATCAACGGTTTTATCAGTAAGAATGATGCCAGATTTGGTTTTGGTTGGACGGATATAGATACCAACAAGGATTTGGTTGTTAAAAAGTTGAAAGTCTTTGAGATCGCCAATGGCTTCTTTAATTTCAACGGACGGGTCTACTGTGTGTTCCATCTTCATAGGAGGCATTTATTTATTCCTTAACGCATTTTGCTTAAAATGTTGTTGGCTTCATCCATAAATTCAAGGGCTAGGGCTAAACCCTGAACCATGCCAACCGCTTTCTTATACTCGTCGTATGAATTAGCAGAACCACCCGCAAGGTTGTCCCGTGCCGTTTGATAGGCTTCAGATATTAGTTTTTTCAGTTCTTTTTCAAACTGGTCTTTACTCGTTAACATTCCAGACCCCTCTGGTTAGTACCCCTCTTGAATGGCTGGACCGGACGCCAGAGGGGTTAAAAGCGCCCGGCCCTCCTCTCATCGGATGGGAGACACACCCGAGAAAAGTATTATTTGCGACCCCTTGTTGGTTTTAAACCGTAGGCGTCAATTTTTTCCAATCGAGCGTTGGCACCACCTGATCCTGTATCAATTGGATAGGCACGGCCACCTGTCTTGCGACCCATAGGCATACCCTGCGGAGGCATTGGCATACCCTGTGGCGGCATTGGAGGCATACCTTGTGGTCCCATTGGAGGCATTCCTGCCTGTTGTGGGATACGAGGCGACACGGGAGCGTTAGGCATAGGAGCGCCACCCATCATGCCAGTAGGCTGTTGACCTTTACCCGTGGCAATGACAATATTAACGTTGGTTTTGCCCTTAGCACGGCCACCTGATTTACGTGGCAACGCATCTTCCTGTTCAGGTGTTAATCCATAGGACCGTTCACTAAAATCAACAGGGCGTTGGCCGGGACGTGGCGTTAAGTCAGAATTAATTGTAGAATCCATGCTATCCCGCAAGCGTTGCTCTTGTTGACGAATGAATTGATTTTCACGCGCCGCATAGCTTGATGGGTCGATCATTGCCGCACTTGGGCTACCAACCACAATAGCAGGTTCCCCTGCACCACCTTGG